CAGGGCGCTTTGCGACTGGCTCGATCGCACGCTCGTGGGCGCGGAAGGAAGCTGAGGCGTCATGGCCACGAAGCCGCAGCGCAACGCCTGGAAGCCGGAGGAGATCCGCGTGCTGGACGATCACTACGCGACGCTCGGCCCGAATGGCTGCATGCCGCTCCTGCGTGGCCGCACCAGGACGGCCATCCAGGTGTATGCCCACGGCCTCGGCCTTCATGTCGCGCGGGAGGTAGGGGTGCGGGCCGGCGACAGGCAGAAGGTCGAGCGCATCACAGGCACCCACGTCGCGCTGCCGCAGTTGTCGGGCCTCGACGGCCTCATCCTCGGCTGGACGCAGCGCCGCGAAGGTCTGCGCGCCTGATGGTCACCAAAAACGATCTGCAGGCAATCCTCGCGCTGCACATCGGCCGGGACCGCGGCATCGGCTCGCTGGCGCTTTCGGCCCAGCTCCGCATTCCGGAGCGCGCCGTGCGCCACCTGGTCACCGAACTGCGCGAGGACGGCGTGGCGATCTGCGGCCGGCCGGCAACGGGCTACTTCATCGCGTCGAACGAGGCCGAACTCGTCGAGACGTGCGAATTCCTTTACTCGCGGGCGATGCACAGCCTGCGGGTCATCTCGATTTTGCGTCAGGTCCCACTGCCCGATCTTCGCGGGCAGCTGCGCTTGAAGACCTGAAACCCGAAGAGGCAATAACCGAAATGGCAACCCTTCAATACATAGAAAAGCAGGCTCAGGTGTACACGGCGGCTCGCGAGGATTTGGCGGCCGTCCTGGCGGCGCTCGACGACGAGACACGCGCGCTGCGCCGAAAGTACCTTAAAAGCATCCGCGAGCTGGTGGCTACGGCGAAGAAGCATCGGGCGGACCTGATGTTCTCGGTCACGGAAAGCCCCGAGCTGTTCGTGAAACCGAAGACGCGCGTGCTGCATGGCGTGAAGTGCGGCTACGTGCTCGCCAAGGCGTCGGTCGAATTCGACGACGAAGACGCCGTGATCAAGCGCATCCGCGAGATGCTGCCGAAAGGCCAGGCCGAGCTGCTCATCCGCACGAAAGAGAACGTCCACAAGCAGGCCGTGTATGACCTGATCGAGGAAGACCTCAAGCGCCTCGGCATCCGCGTGAAGTCGGCCGGCAACGTGCCGTTCGTCTCCGATGCGTCCGCCGAGGTCGACAAGCTCGTCGAGGCGTTGCTCAAGGACGAAGACGAGGTCGAGGCATGAGCCAAAAAGAAGGTGTCCTGGACAAGCCAGCGCAGATCGGCGGCACGATCTTCGGAGTTGGCATCAAGCACAGCACCGTGATCGCAAGGGCTCAGCGCGAGTACGAGTACCAGCAGGCGCCCGAGCAAGAGGCGGATCGCATGGCGAAGGTCGCAGCTTTCCGCGCCGCGCTGGTGGTGGGGTCAGCGCAGCCGATTGAGAACGTTTTTCTCGTAGACGGTATGCCGCACCGCCGCTGTGACTGCGACCCGCATAAGCCCGAGTGCCGGCTCAAGAAGGGGCGGACGCTGCTGACCACCGAATTCAGCAGCTGCCTGGTGCCCGCGCCCGACATCGTTGTCATCGCGCCACCCACCGCGCTGCGTGGCTCATGAAGCTCCAGGTCAATCAGAAGGGCTCGTGGCGCAACGTGGTCGAGTTCGAGGATTCCCGCGAGAAGTTCATTGCAGTGGCCGAAGCCGCGCGGCCTCTCGCGCGAGCCCTCGGCACCTCGGCCACCTGGCGGATCGTCGACGCCGCCGACACGGTTCTCGGCTACTGCGAATCCACCGACTTTGAATGGCGTTTAAAAGGAGGTTCAATCCGTGGCACGAGGTGAGCTGAAGTATTGGGTTTTCGACCAGGACAAGCTGGAACTACAGCTTGAAGAGCACGTGCTCACGCGCGTCGCAGAGGGCATACCGGCGGACCGCGCGCAGTTCGAGGGGTACGTGATCCTCCTATTCCTGCTCTCGCCTTCGGCAAAGCCGCTCATGGGGGGGCGTGCTGGATGAGCAAGCGGCTTTCCCGCACCGAGATGATCCGACTGCTGGTCGACCAGCTCGGGCGCCATCGTCCGCGTTGGCTTCCGGTCAAGACAACCGTCCAGGTGATTCGCCGGCTGATCGCGCGCGCGTTCCCTGCGGCCAGCGGCTGCATTCACTTCGACGGCACGATGAACAACAGCGGGTACGTCGGGCTCAACATCCGGTTGCACGGCAACCACGTCAAGATTTACGCGCACCGAATCGTGTGCCAACTCGCGCACGATGGCAGCGACATTCCGCATTGGAAGGAGGCCGCGCACGAGCAGTGCGACTGCCCGCCATGCATCCATCCGTTACACCTAGAGTTGCAGCGCCGTAGGGATAACCGCCAGAAGTCGGCGCGCAATACGCATCGGAAGGTCGCGCAGCGCCGAGCGGCCGAGCAAGGGATGGGCGCGTGAGCGAGCGAACGTCACCGGCTGTTCCCCCGGAGTACCGCTGCATGATTTCCAAAGGCGGATACCACGGTCATCTGATCGTTATCGGCGGGCGCAGAGCGCTGTGCGGCTATTTTCCGCAAGACCATCCGAATTCGTCCATGCGGAGAGCGGGCTGGGCCTACCAGGAACATGAGAATTCGCGCTCGCCATGTCGGAAGTGCTTCGCCAGGGCCCAGCAGATCGCGGCCGGCCGGAAGGCGGCGGCGTGAAGAAGGGCACTCAGGCCGAGCGCGTGCAGATCCTGCTCGACCTCACCCGCGAGCTGCAGAAGTGCGGCACGTTCTATCTCGCCACGCTGTTGGTGACCGACGCCTACGCGTACGAATGCCTGCAGGACACCGTCTTTGGAGAGGGTTCGCTCGACGCGGCAGCGCTCAAGGTCAATGCGCGTTTGAGGCGTCTTTCGTTCGTCAAGCCTGTGCCGGCCGAGCCGCCCGAGAGGAAGGCACGTAAGGGCGCCACGAGGCGTCAACGGGCCGATATGACGGCGTTGCTGGAGCAGATCGAGTTGCGCGGCGCAAAGCCGAAGGTGGCCGTGTGAAGGCGATGACGCTCTGGCAGCCGTACGCATCGGCCGTCGCGTTCAACTCGAAACGAAACGAGACGCGAAGCTGGGCGACGAAGCATCGCGGCCCGATTGCCATTCACGCAGGCAAGAAGCGCAACGCGCCGGAGCTGGTCGAGGCCGACTATACGTGGGCCTGGTGCGGCGCGTTGTGGTTGGCGAATGCGACAGGTCGCAAGTTCGCCGACGTGCTGCCCTTCGGCGCGATCGTCGCGGTCTGCAACCTGGTCGATTGCGTGCCGACTGATTCTTTCGTGTCGCGCGAACTGGACCGGCCGCGCCGGCCGGAGCGCGTGATGCCTGGCCGTTACACCTGGACCGAGCGCGACTTGGGCAACTTCGCGCCTGGCCGCTTCGTCTGGGTCTTCGAGGATATCCGCGCGCTGAAGAAGCCAATTCCCTACCGCGGCGGTCAGCGCGTTTTCAACATTCCGGACAGCGTTGTGAGCGAGCGCGTCAAATGAACAAGCAACGCATCTGGCTGGTCTGGGGCAACACCGGCTCTTACGAAACGACCTATCACGTTGTCGCCGCGTACACGGACCGCAAGGCTGCTTTACGTCGGCGCGAGGAGTTGAATGCCGTAGTCGGCGCTTGGTGGAGCGCTCGCAACGATCTGCCCACGCCGGACATCGAGGACACCCCGGAAAACGATCGCCTGCACGAGCAATGGAACCGTGCGCTCAAACGTATGGAGAGGAAGTACCGCAGGGAAGGAAAAGACCCGTCGATGGACTACGACACAACCTACACAGTCGGCACGTCTGGGATCGTGCTGATTTCGGAGGGCGCGTGACCGTCCACCAAGGCGACCTTGCGGAGTACTCGCCGGGCCGCGGCGATCGGCGCCGGTGCGAGGTGCTCGGATTCACGCCCAAGCGCGTGCGCGTGGCGCTGCGCACGGCCGCGGGCGTGATCGTCGTGCGCGCCGTCAAACCGGAAAAGCTGCAATTCATCGGGGGGGGGGTAACTGATGCCAGCCCAAAGAGCCCCTGATACGTCACGACGAGATGACCTCGCGAAGATCCACATCGCGCGAAAGGATCTCGGCATGGCCGAGGACACGTACCGCAACCTGCTCTGGACGATCGGTCGCGTGAAGTCATCCGCGGATCTCGACTACGCCGGCCGGCAACGATTGCTCGATCACATGAAAGCGTGCGGATGGAAGCCGAAGGCGCGCAAGGCGCCGCGGCCGAGTGGCTTTGACTGGAGCTGGGTCAACAACGCAGCCGAGGACCGTAAGGCGATGCTGCGCAAGATCGCGGTGATGCTGCGCGAGGCCGATCGCGGCAAGGAATACGCCGACGGCATGGCGAAGAAAATGCACGGCGTCGACCTCGTCGAGTTCTGCGTGCCCGCCCAGCTGCACGATATCGTCGCGGCGCTGGTGCGTGACCAACAGCGCAGGGCTGCGCGCTGATGCCCTGGTACCGCACGCCGAGCGGGGACGCCGTTCATCTCAACTTCGGCCGGGCCCGCAACAGGAATGCGCCGAAGCCTTGCTGCGCATGCGGCTGGATCTCCGTCTACCTGTGTGACTGGAAAGTTGGCGACGGGGATTGCGATAAACCGATCTGCTCCGGCCACGCCCTGGAGGTCGGGCCCGATAAGCACCTGTGCCCTGTGCACGTCGAGACGTATCGCGTCTGGCTCACGGCGCAAGGCATCCCGCTGCAGTAGCGAATGGCGAACGTCTACATCCCGGTCGAGCGGCTGATCGAGGTCGTGGGCCTGCCGGCCGCGCTCAAGTTCGCAGAGAGCTTCGGCGGCATGAGCGTCTATTTCCCGCACCCTGAGAACCTGCGGCCGGGCAACGCGATCGTCGCCGCGATCGGCATCGACGCCGCGCGCAAGTGTGCGGTCGAGTGGAAGCAGCTCGACGTGATGATGCCGCGCTGCTGCGACCAGCTTCGGCGCCGGCGCGACCGCGCGCTGCGGGTCGATGGTCAGCGAATGTCGGCGCGGCGCCTCGCGCGAAAGTACATGCTCACAGAGCGCCAGGTGTACCGGATACTCGCCCTGGCAGACGAGGCCGAAGAAACCGATGTTAGAGACGCCGCACAGCAGAAGCTTTTCTAACGCATTGACCGCTTGGCCCTTGCCGGGCAAGCTACAACGCCAGTAACGCTCTCTCCCCCTGACAGATGTCAGGGGTAAGCCTCAGGCCGATACCTCGTAACGTCTGGGACGTGAACTACCGTCCCAAGCACTTCATCCTGCAGGAACTCGTCGGGCCCGGCGTATTCGAGGCGCGCGGCGATCGCGCGTTTGAGCTGCTGCGGCCGGAAGCGCTCGTGACGCTCGACGCGTTGCGAGAGAAGTTCGGCCCGCTCACGGTCAACAACTGGCACGCCGGCGGCGCGTTCAAGGAAAGCGGGCTGCGCGACTTCACGACGGCAACGGGCGCGAAGTATTCGATGCACCGCTACGGCGGCGCGTTCGACTGCAAGTTCCAGTCGCTGGTCACGCACGAGGTCTATGACTACGTGCTCGCGAACCGCGGCGAGTTCCCGCTGATCACCACCGTGGAAAACGTCAAGTTCACGGCGACCTGGTTGCACTTCGACGTGCGCAATCATGACCAGGGCGCCGGCATCTGGGTGGTAGACCCGTGAACGTGAACGCAATCGAAAAGGAGCCGGGATGAAGATTCTTGCGGCTGCCTGTGTTGTGACCTGGCTGGTGGGCGGTCTGCTCGTGTCGGCTGCGGACAAGCCGGGAGACGATTTCGGCTCCGGCTTTCTGGCGGTGTTTGTTCTGGGCCTCGCCGTCGTCGAGACGGCCGCGCTCGTAGTCTGGGCAGCCGTGCGGTGGTGGCTCGCATGAACGCGGCGCGCGCTCGCATCGTTGGCGCAGCGCTTTGCGCTCTCGCCTCGATCGCTTTCGCCGAGGGCGGCGCGCAATCCTCCGAGCACCGCCCTCGGCTCTCGCGCGAAGGTTGCTCAATCGCGGCAGACATGGTGCTGATGGCGCGTTCGATGTCGGAGGCTGCCGTCGCCCGCGAGACCGCCGGCAAGGTGATGGCGCTCGCTTATGTCAGCTATTCAGACGAGGGGGGGGCCGTCGATCGTCTGCGCGACGAACTCACCAACTTCGGCTATCGGAGCAAAGAGGTGCCGGCGGATCTCGCAGCGACTGTGGCCCGCGCATGTATGGCGAACCAAGGCTCGCTCGATCAGCTGCTCGGCTCACGCGTTCGCTGGAGGCTTTAACGTGAATTTCTCGAATCTGTTCAAGTCTGTGGTGCCAGTGCTCGGATCGTTCGCGCCCCAGATCGCGACGGCGCTCGGCGGGCCGCTCGCGGGCGCCGCCGTCGAGTTCCTCGCTGGAAAATTCGGCATCGAGCCCACCGCCGAAGCCGTGCAGCAGCATATCGCCGCAATGACACCGGCCGATCTCGTGAAGATGAAAGAGATCGACGTGGAGTTCCAGGAACACATGGCCGACAACGGCATCAAGCTCCAGCTCGCGCAGATCGCCGTGAACGCGGAGGAGGCGAAGTCGCCGAACTGGTTTGTCGCTGGCTGGCGGCCCGGCGTCGGCTGGGTCTGCGTGATCGCGCTGGCGCTGACCTACATCCCGAAGGCGGTCGTGCTCACCGTGTTCTGGGCGTACCAGGCGTACATCACGCTCGCGCATCCGGAGGTGAAGATCGCCGCGCTGCCGGCGTTCCCCGATCTCGGCGTCACCGACTTGCTGGGCCTGCTCGGCGCGATTCTCGGCATCGGCGCAATGCGCACGGTGGAGAAAGTCAAAGACGCGGAAAGCAACCGCTAGTGGATCTGCAGGACCGTGCGCAGGAGGTGGAGGCGCAGCAACGCGACGATGCGATCGCCGACGTGAGGCGGACGCTGTCCGGGGGGCGACTGGAGAACGGTCTCGGCGAAGTGGTGTGAAGGACCGGCGTGCGGGGCGCGCATACCGGATGAGCGGCGCCGGGCGATCCCCGGCGTCAAGCTTTGTGTGACGTGCAAGGAACGAGAAGAACAACAAGGACGATTGACGCGATGACAGTCACCGAACTCTATCAACTGCTTGGCGCCATTGTGACCATCGTCGGGGGCGCGTGGGCGCTCATACGCCTGTCCGGTGCGCAATTCGAGACGCGCCTTGACGAACGGTTCGCGGCGCAGGAGAAGGCGCGCCAGGAAGGGCGCGAACTATGGGAAAGCCGCATGTCGCGCATGGAACAGAAAACCGAGAAGCTCGAATCGGAGGTGCGCCAGATCCTGATCGAGCTTCCACGCGAGTACGTCGCACGCGCTGACTACGTGCGCCGCGAAACCGTGATCGAAGCGAAGATCGACCAGCTTGCGCTCAAGTGGGAAAACTGGACGCTGAAAAAGGAGGCGCGGGCGTGATCATCGACGAAGCGAAGCAACGCCGCGAGTTCACGCGCTGGGTGCTGATCCTGGCGCTGTACAACGCGCGGCCCTACGGTGCCCAGGAAGAGGTGCTGCTCTCGACCTTGCAGGGCGTTTACGCGGACTGCACGAAGCTTGAAATGCGGCGCGAGCTTGACTATGTAGCCGTTCGCGGACTCGTGGACGTTACCAAACACCCGGACGGCCACTGGTCGGCAAAGCTCAACCATCACGGCCATGATTTCGCCGAGTACTCGATCGACGCGCTTCCGGGCATCGCCCGGCCGCCCAAGCTGGGCTGACCGGAAGATCCGTGAAGCGATCGAAGATCACGCAACTACCGGCGGCCGTACGCTCGTGGCTCGACACGACGCTTGCAGCGAACAACTTCACCGGCTACGAGCAGCTCGAAGCGGAGATGAAGGCGCGCGGCTTCACGATCGGCAAATCCTCGATCCACCGATACGGCTCGAACCTGGAACGCAAACTCGGTGCCATCAAGGCGAGCACCGAGGCTGCGCGGCTGATCGCCGAGAGCGCACCCGACGATGCCGACCAGCGCTCGGCCGCGGTGATCAGCATGATCCAGACGGAGATGTTCGAAGTACTCGTCTCTCTGCAGGAGGCTGAGAAGGCCGAAGACCCGGTGCACCGCGCGAAGCTGCTCTCGGCCGTGGCCAAGAACGTGGCGACTCTGTCGCGCGCAAGCGTGAATCAGAAGAAGCACGAGCTGGAGATCCGGGCCAAGGTGGAAAAGGCGGCGAACGCGGTCGATGCCATCGCGAAAAAAGGCGGCTTGTCCCAAGCATCGGCCGAAGCGATCCGCCGAGAGGTCCTCGGCATCACAACCAGGTAGGGAGCGACGCATGGACAATCAGCACCGCCACATCAAGGGCTACCGCGAACTCACTGCGGAAGAGATCGAGCACATCAACGAGGCAAAGGCGATCGCGCAGGCCACCGGCGCGTTCATCGAGAAGATCGAGCAAGCGCACGGCCTGTGCGCCTTGCTTGCCAAGGGCGGCGCCGGCGTCGAGATCCCGGCGCCGCTCGCGGTGCTTGTGAAGAACATGCAGTCCGGCCGCTTCGTCTGCGACATGCGCTGGCTCGCCATCGCGAAGACCGAACTGCAGAAGGCGCACATGGCGCTCATCCGGTCGATCGCACGGCCGACGACGTTCTAAACAGGGGCGCGCAGCGTGACGAGCAAGCCCGCGCGGTCCTTCGATCCGCGCGCCGATCCGCTTGAGGACCTGAAGACCAAGGCCCTGGACGAATCGGCGCCGCCGCCCGCGCTGCTGCCGTATCAGCAACGCTGGATCGAAGACGCGGCGCTGTTGAAGATCGGCGAGAAGTCGCGGCGCATTGGTCTGACGTGGGCAGAGGCCGCGGACGATGCGCTGATCGCAGCGTCCGATGGCGGCTCGAATGTCTTCTACATCGGCCCGACGCAGGACATGGCACTTGAATACATCGAGGCGTGCGCGATGTGGGCGCGAGCGTATCACTTCGCCGCCACCCAGATCGAGGACGGCCTGTTCGAGGACATCGACGCCGGCGGTGACACGAAGCACATCAAGATGTACGTGATCCGGTTCCCCGGTTCCAAGAAGCGCATCGTGGCGTTGTCCTCGCGGCCGGCGAACCTTCGCGGCAAGCAAGGCGTGATCGTGATCGACGAGGCCGCCTTCCACCATGACCTGAGGGGCCTCATCAAAGCCGCGATGGCCATGCTGCTGTGGGGCGACAAGGTGCGAATCCTATCCACGCACGACGGCAGCGACAACGCGTTCAACGAACTCATCCAGGAGGTACGCGCCGGCAAGCGAAAGGGCGAGGTCCACCGCATCACGTTCCGCCAGGCGGTGGACGATGGCCTCTACAAGCGGGTCTGCCTGCGCCGCGGACTGAAATGGTCGGCCGCGGCCGAGGCGCAATGGGTGAGCGACGCGTATGCGTTCTACGGCGACGATGCGGCCGAGGAGCTGGACGTCGTGCCCTCGCAAGGGGGCGGCGCGTTCCTCACGATGGCGCTGATCGAGGCGCGCATGTCGCCGGAGACGCCGCTCGTGCGCGGCCGCTGGAAAAGCGAGTTCAGCCACGCACCAGAGGCCGCGCGCAAAGCCGAAGTGCTCGCCTGGTGCGAGGAGAACCTGCTGGCCGCACTGATCGCGCTGCGGCCGCTGCGCCGGCATTCCTTCGGTGAGGACTTCGGGCGCGTCTCCGACCTGACCGTCGTCACGGTGCTTGAGGAGGGCGAGGACCTGGTCAACCGGGTGCGCCTGGTGGTGGAGCTGTCGAACTGTCCGTTCCGGCAGCAGGAGCAGATCCTTTTCTTCATCGGCGATCGGCTGCCGCGGTTTCGTTCCGGCGACATGGACGCCGGCGGCAACGGCGCGGCGCTGGCCGAGTTCGCCGCGCAAAAGTACGGCAGCTCCAGGATCGCGCAGATAAAGCTCTCCGAGCAGTTTTATCTGGAGAACATGCCGCGCTTCAAGGCTGCGCTCCAGGACGGCACGCTGGATGCGATCCCACGCGATCGCCAGCTGCGCGACGACTTGCGCGCCCTTCGCGTGATCGACGGCGTGCCCAAGTTGCCGAAGGCGAAGACGCAGATTGCGGGCGAGCAAAAGCTCACGCGTCACGGGGACTTTGCGATATCGCTGTTTCTCGCGTACTGCGCCACGCGGCGCGAGGCGACGCCGATGGAATTTCACGCGCTGGGCCGCATCCGCGAAACCCTGCGCGTCACCGACTACATGGGGTAACAGATGGCAGATCCGATCAAGCCGGCGGCGCCGGAGTTCAAGGAGGTCGCGACCGTCCAGCGCGACATCACCTTCCCGTCGTTTCTGGGCCGCCTCACCAACCGCGACGACACGCTCATTCAGCGCGGTGGCGGCAAGGGCCTCAAGATCTACGACGAGATCGAGCGCGACTGCCACGCGTTCGCCGTGCTGCAGAAGCGAAAGCTCGCCGTCATCGCGCGGCCGTGGGAGGTGGAGCCCGCGAGCAGCTCCGCGCTCGACAAGCGCGCGGCCGATATCGTCAGGGCTCAGCTGAAGGCGATCGACTTCGATCGCCTCACGCTCGATCTGCTCGATGCGAACCTCAAGGGCTACGCGGTCAGCGAGGTAATGTGGGAAGCGCGCGGCGCCGAATTGGTCGCAGCGCGAACGATTGCACGCGATCAACGCCGCTTTGTTTTCGACGACGAATACCGGCTGCGCATGCTCACGATGGAGAACCTCGTGGAAGGCGAGCTGATGCCCGACCGCAAGTTCGTCTGGCACAGCTTCGGCGCCAAGGACGCGAGCCCCTACGGCCTGGGCCTCGGCACGCGGCTCTTCTGGCCGGTGTTCTTCAAGCGCCAGGACATCGTCTTCTGGCTCACCTTCGCAGACAAGTTCGGCAGTCCGACCGCGCTCGGTAAGTATCCGGCCGGCTCGCAACCAGGCGAAGTCAAGACACTGCTTGATGCGCTCGCGGCGATCGCGCAGGACGCCGGCGTCGCGGTGCCCGAGGGCATGATGGTCGAGCTGCTGGAGGCAACGCGCGGCGGCGCGACCGACACCTACGAGAAGCTCGCCAAGTACATGGACGATCAAATGTCCGAGGCGACACTCGGCGAGACCATGAGCACGAGTTCCAAGTCCGCTGGCATCGGCAGCAGCCAGGCGCAAGTGCACAACGAGGTACGGCTCGAACTCGTGAAGGCCGACGCCGATCTTCTCTCGGGCGCGCTCAACCGAACGCTCGTTCGGTGGATCAGCGAATACAACGTGCCCGGCGCCACGCCGCCGACCGTGTATCGCAAGGTCGAGGAACCGAAAGACACGACGGCGCTCGCCGATCGCGACAAGACGATCTGCGAGATGGGCTTCAAGCCCTCGCTCACTTACATCCAGGAAACCTACGGCGGCGACTGGGTCGTGGCGCCTCCGCCCGCGACGCACGATAACCCGGCCGCCGATGCGCTCGGCACGGCCGCGTCGTTCGCTGAAGCGGCGGCCGCGATCGCGACGCCTGGCCAGGCCGTGGTCGACCGCGCGGCCGCGAGCCCGCCGGCTGTCGCGCTTAATGCGCAAGTGCAGACGGCGCTCGCGCCGGTGCTCGACCTGGTGAAGGGCGGCGCAAGCTACGAGGACATCATGGCCAAGCTCGCGCAGACGTTTCCGGCAATGGACACCGATGGTCTCGAGGAGCTGCTCGCCCGCGCGATCTTTGTCGGCGATCTATGGGGACAAGTCGAGGTAAGCGAGGCGGCCGATGCCGCAGCCGCTTGACCTGCGCGTAGCGATCGGCCTGCCGCCGGCGCGCGCGGTCGAGTACTTCAAGGCCAAGGGCTACGCCGTCACCGAGAATTGGCACGACCTGTGGCAGGAGGCCCACGCCAAGGCGTTCACCGTGGCCGGCGCGATGCGCCTCGACGTGCTCCAGGACCTGCGCGACGAGGTGCAGTCGGCGATCGAAGGCAAGGTCACGCTGCAACAGTTCCGCGATAACCTGGAGCCGAAGCTCCGCGCCAAAGGCTGGTGGGGTAAGCAGGTGCGCGTCGACGACGCGACCGGCGAGGCGCAGCTCGTGCAGACCGGCAGCGCCTGGCGCCTGAAGACGATCTACAGCACGAACCTGCAGACGGCCTACATGGCCGGTCGCTACAAGCAACTGACCGACAACGTCCGGTTTCGCCCGTACTGGCAATACGTCGCCGTGATGGATCAGCGGACGCGCCCAGCGCACGCCGCGATGAATGGCCTCGTGTTCCGCTACGACGATCCGTTCTGGAACTATTTTTTCCCGCCATGCGGCTTCAATTGCCGCTGCACCGTGTGGCCGCTCACCGAGCAATGGGTCAAGGACCAAGGCGTCGTGGTGACCGATTCGGGCAAATACCTGCGCGAGGCATGGGCGGTCGATCGGCGAACCGGCTTCACCGAACGGATCTCGATTTTCAAGACGCCGGGCATGCGCGTCGCGGGCAAGACGGACCTTGGCTGGAACTACAACCCCGGCGCGGCCGCTTGGCAGCCAGCGCTCGATACCTACGATTTCAACCTCGCCCGGCAATACGTCGCAGGCTCGGTCACCGGGCCCGGCTTCGCACGCTTTGTCGCCGGCCAGGAGAAGGGGACGTTCGCGGCCGCCGTGCTGCGGCCCTCCGACAAGGTGCTGCTCGGCTCGAAGAGTCAGACGGTGCTGCTCTCCGATGCAACGCTCGCCAAGCAGGCCGTCGAACACCCGGAGATCGGCCTCGCCGACTATCAGAAGCTGCAGGCGATCATGGACTCGGGCGAGGTGTACCGGCAGGGCAACGTGCGCCTTGTGTTTTTCAGGACCGACGACGGCGTCTGGTATCGCGCCGCGGTGAAAGTCACGCGGGACGGCAACGAGATCTACCTGGTGACGCTCTTTCGCACGCGCGAACGCGACGTGCGCAACGCGAGGGCGAATCTGGAGAAGGTGAGATGAGGGGCTCGGGGCGGAGGCGCCGGCCTCTCCGCAGTTGTTCCACTTACATGGGCGGCTTTCGCCGCTCAAAGGTCACGGCTGGCTACCGTGTTGCCCGAGCGAAGACATCGTAATGTCAATCCTCATCAACATCAAGACGGAAGACTCAGGCGCGGCCGAGGCGCTGCGTCGGACCGAGGACGCGCTCCACGACATGGAGCCGATCTGGCGAGAGATCTCGGAAGTTCTATTTCAGCAAACGATGATGAACTTCTCCAACGAGGGCCGGCCGGCATGGACGGCTCTCGCGCAGGACACGATCCGGCAGCGCACGCGGGAAGGCACGTGGCCCGGCAAGATCCTCGATCGCGGCCGCGGCGCCGGACAAGGATTGCGCGGTGGTA